GAGGCCCGCGACCGCCATGCGGCAGACAGGTTGGTGGCGGAGGTCAATCAGGGCGGCGATCTGGTGGAATCGGTGATCCGGCAGATTGATCCTTTGGTGCCATATCGCGCGGTGCGGGCGTCGCGGGGCAAGACGGCGCGGGCGGAGCCTGTGGCGGCGCTGTATGAGCAGGGCCGGGTGCGCCACCTTAGGGGGCTGGGCAAACTGGAAGATCAGATGTGTCTGATGACCACACAAGGGTACATGGGCAAGGGCAGCCCGGACCGGGTGGATGCGCTGGTCTGGGCGATCACCGATCTGATGATCGATCCGGCGCAGAAATGGCAACGCCCGCAGGTGCGTACGCTGTAGTTAAGGGATGTTAACCGTTTGGCGGCTAAGCTTCACGGGTAGCGAATTTCATCTGGAGACAAATATTCCCGCCGCGATCCGGTGGAAAAGCCGGGCCTCCGGCGGGGATATTTTCGCCAAGATGAATGGGATTTTAGTCAAATTGGCGATGAATTGTTGCGGCTTTCGGGCCGTGATCCTGGCCAGCATGGCCTGACGACAAAGGAGCGACTGGGTATGGTTTTCGATTTCCTGCGGCGGGCCGAGAAGGTGGTGCCGGAGCAAAAAGCCTCGGCTACCGGTCCGGTGATTGCGTATTCCGGGTCTGGGCGGGTGGCTTGGAGCCCTCGCGATGTGGTGACGCTGACCAAGACGGGTTTTCTGGGCAATCCGATCGGGTTTCGCGCGGTGAAGCTGATTTCCGAGGCGGCGGCGGCCTTGCCTTTGGTGTTGCAGGATTCCGAGCGGCGCTATGATCTGCACCCGGTGTTGGATCTGGTGCGCAGGCCGAACCTGGCGCAGGGGCGGGCGGAGCTGTTCGAGGCGGTTTACGCGCAGTTGCTGTTGTCGGGGAATGCCTATCTGGAGGCAGTTCCGGGTGCGGGGGCTTTGCCGGGCGAGTTGCATGTGCTGCGCAGTGACCGGATGGCGCTGGTGCCGGGGGCGGATGGTTGGCCGGTGGCCTATGACTATACCGTTGGGGCAAAGAAGCATCGCTTTGACATGACCCAAGGGGTTGCGCCGATCTGTCATATCCGCACGTTCCATCCGCAGGATGACCATTACGGCTTTTCGCCGATGCAGGCGGCGGCGGTGGCGGTGGATGTGCATATTGCGGCCTCGCGCTGGTCTAAGGCGCTTTTGGACAATGCGGCGCGGCCTTCGGGGGCGATTGTGTATCGCGGGGTGGATGGGCAGTCTTCGCTGACGAGCGATCAGTATGACCGGTTGCTGAACGAGATGGAGAGCCATCATCAGGGCGCGCGCAATGCCGGGCGGCCGATGTTGCTGGAAGGCGGGCTTGACTGGAAGCCGATGGGGTTCAGCCCGTCGGACATGGAATTCCAGAAGACCAAGGAGGCGGCGGCGCGCGAGATTGCCATCGCATTCGGGGTGCCACCGATGCTGATGGGGATTCCGGGGGATGCGACTTACGCAAATTACCAGGAGGCGAACCGGGCGTTTTTCCGGCTGACGGTGTTGCCGCTGGTGGGCAAGGTGACGGCGGCGGTGTCGCATTGGCTGGCGGGCTTCACGGGTGAGGCGGTGGAGCTGCGGGTGGACCTTGATCAGGTGCCGGCGCTGGCGGTGGAGCGCGATCAGCAATGGGCCCGTGTCGGGGCGGCGGATTTCCTGACCGAAGCCGAAAAGCGCATGTTGTTGGGCTTGCCCCGGATTGCGGAGGCAGAATGACGCTGCGCAAGGGCGAGGCCGGGTCGCGGTTTCTGTACGACAGTTTCGATGCGACGGCGGCGCGGCTTGAGGCCAACGAGCGGGTGGCCGAGCAACGCTGGGTTGGGTTGGAATACCGTCTGGCCCAGATGGAAACCACATTGGAGCGGTTGGAAAAACGCATGTGGATCGGGGTTTACGGAGTGACAGCGTTTCTGCTGGCACAGGTGGGCGAGACGCTTTTGAAAGCGGCGGTGAGGTAGGCAATGGGACTTTACGAAAGTTTTGGCAGCCTGGAGCACAAGTTCCAGCAATTGGGCCGCGAAGCCGACACTGGCGTTGTGGTGACGGATGGCACCAGGGTTGAGGGTTACGCGAGCCTGTTTGGCAAGCGTGATCAGGGCGGCGACGTGGTGCAGGCGGGGGCTTATGCCAAAAGCCTTGCCGGGTTGAAGGCTGCGGGGCGCAGTGTGAAAATGCTGTGGCAGCATGACCCGTCGGCACCGATTGGCGTGTGGGATGAGGTACGCGAGGATGCGACCGGGCTTTATGTCAAGGGCCGCATTCTGACGGAAGTAGAGCGGGGGCGCGAGGCGGCGGCCCTGCTGGCAGCGGGGGCGATTGATGGGCTGTCCATCGGATACCGGACGCTGCGTGCAGAACGCGACGGCAAGGGGCAACGCCATCTTGTCGAGCTGGAGCTTTGGGAAGTGTCGCTGGTGACATTCCCGATGCTTCCCGAAGCACGGGTTTCGGCAAAGGCAGATGACTTTGCGGATACCTGGCGCAGCATGGCGCAAATCTTTGACGATGCGCGCCGGAGCCTGGCCGAACGCTGAGGCGCAAGACGGCCCTAGCGGTCTTTCACGACGACAACCCAAAGGAAGATGAGATGACCGAGACAAAGTCTCGGGTCGGGACAGGTGTGTCCATGACCCTTGATCCGGGTGCGGAAGTAAAATCCGCGATGACCGGATTTTTGAAAGAATTCAGCGGCTTTCAGGCCGAGATGAAGACAGTGTTGCAACAACAGGAAGAGCGACTGACCATGCTTGATCGGAAAACCATGACTTACGGGCGTCCCGCACTTTCGGCTTCGGCGGAGGTGGAAGTGCCACACAAGAAGGCGTTCAACGCCTATCTGCGCAACGGCGATGACGACGGTCTGCGCGGCCTTGTGCTGGAAGGCAAGGCGATGAGCACTGCCGTGGCCGCCGATGGTGGCTATCTGGTGGACCCGCAAACGGCGGACACCATCCGCTCGATGTTGGTGTCGACCACGTCGATCCGGTCGATTGCGAATGTGGTGGCGGTGGATGCGACTTCGTTCGATGTGCTGATTGACCGTTCGGAAGTGGGATCGGGCTGGGCGACCGAAGCGGCGGCCACCAGTGAGACCGCGACGCCGACGATTGAGCGGATCTCGATCAAGCTGCATGAGTTGTCGGCGATGCCGAAAGCCAGCCAGCGTTTGCTGGATGACAGCGCCTTTGACGTGGAAGGCTGGCTTGCGGGCAAGATCGCGACGCGGTTCATTCGTGCGGAAGCGGCGGCGTTCGTGAATGGCGATGGCATCGACAAACCCAAGGGCTTTTTGCTGCCGCCGAAGGTTGCGAATGCGACCTGGACCTGGGGCAACCTTGGCTATGTGGCCTCGGGGGCGGCGGGTGATTTCCCTGCGGTCAATGCCGTCGACAGCATCGTGACGCTGGTCTATTCGCTGGCGGCTGAATACCGCGCCAACGCGAGCTTCATCATGAACTCGAAAACCGCCGGTGCGGTGCGCAAGATGAAGGATGTCGATGGCCGTTTCTTGTGGTCGGATGGTCTGCAACTGGCGGAACCGTCGCGTCTGATGGGGTATCCGGTGCTGATTTCCGAGGATATGCCGGATATCGCCGCGAACGCCTATGCGATTGCGTATGGCGATTTCAATGCGGGCTATACCATTGCCGAACGCCCGGATGTGCGCGTGCTGCGTGACCCCTTCTCGGCCAAGCCGCATGTCCTGTTCTATGCCAGCAAGCGCGTTGGCGGCGATGTGGCTGACTATGCCGCGATCAAGCTGCTGAAGTTCGCGGTGTCCTGATGGGTGTCGTGATGGCCCGCCTTTAAGGGGGGGGCCTTTGGACGCGCGCCGGTCGTTTCCGTGCCGTCTAGCTGCTCCCCCCTCCGTCCGAGCGGTGCGGGGCGCGCGTCCAGTCTTTTCGCGGGGTATCGGAGTTATGACATGATGTTGATCGAGCAGACCACAGTGCCGGGTGCGGCGCTGCCGGTTCAGGCCTTGAAGGACCATCTGCGGCTGGGCACCGGGTTTGCCGATGACGGCATGCAGGATGGGTTGGTGGAAAGCTATCTTCGCGCGGCGATGGCGGCGATCGAGGGGCGGATTGGCAAGGTGCTGATTTCGCGCAGGTATTTGCTGACGCTGGAGGATTGGCGACAGGGTGATGCGCAGGCCTTGCCAGTGGCCCCGGTGAGTGCGGTGGTATCACTGACGCTGGTGGATGTGGCGGGAACAGCGGTCGTGGTGGCGCCGTCGGCCTATCGGCTGGTGCAGGATATGCATCGGCCAAGGTTGGCGTCGGTGTCGCTGGGCCTGCCTGCGGTGCCAAGCGGGGGCAGGGCAGAGGTGGTGTTTGACGCAGGGTTTGGTGCGAATTGGGCGGCGGTGCCAGCGGATCTGGCGCAGGCGGTTATGTTGCTTGCGGCGGAATATTACGAGCATCGCCACGATGCCGGGGTGCGCAGTGGTGGCTTGCCGTTCGATGTGGTGACGCTGATTGAACGCTGGCGCACGGTGCGGGTGCTGGGTGGGGGTGCGGCATGACGGTGCCGCATCTGACACGGCGTCTGGTTCTGGAGGGGGCGCAGCGCGTTTCCGACGGCGCGGGCGGCTATAGCGAGGCCTGGGTTGCGCTGGGTGTCGTTTGGGCCGAAGTGCTGGCGGGGGCGGGGCGCGATGCGTTTTCGCAAGAGGTGACGTTGGCCTCGATCCCTTACCGGATCACGGTGCGGGGCGCGGCGCAGGGGGCTGCCTCGCGGCCAAAGCCCGAACAGCGGTTTCGCGATGGCACGCGGCTGTTTCACATTCTGGCGGTGACAGAGCGCGACGAGGGTGGGCAGTTCCTGACCTGTTTCGCACGAG